GGGGAAAAAAGGTGCGTGAGGGTCTGGGCACTTGACTTCCGGGCAGGCGAGAGGCCTCCCGATTGAGCACCGAGAGGGTGCGACATGGCTGGAACTGGACCGGCGCCGAACCCCCAAAGCCGCAGGCAGACGGGCAGTCAGGCGCACACGTGGACCGACCTTCCCGAGCGCGGATATGCAGGGGTTATCCCTGAGTGGCCGTTGCGCGACCTCGACGATGAGGGCTTCTCGGCTGTCCGTGAGCGTGAGGTGTGGGACGAGATCTGGCGTACGCCGCAGGCCCAGGCTTGGGCGCTGCTGGGCTGGGTCCGCGAGGTCGCGTTGTACGTCCGCGCTTCGATGCTCGCCGAACACGACCCGAAGTTGATGCCCGAGGCGCGACTTCGCTCGGTCGAGCTGGGCCTGACTCCGACCGGCATGCTCAAGAACCGCTGGCGTATCCAGCGCGACGAGATGGCCGAGCAGCGCCAGAAGCGCGAGCGTCCTCGCTTGGTGGTTCCTGATGCCGTGGAAGCCCCGTGAGCCTGGCGAGGTTCCGACTCTCGGCTATGACGTGGCCGACTGGATCGAGGACTTCTGTGTCATCCCGGACGGTGAGCACGGGGGCGAGCCGTTCATCCTGACCGATGAGCAGCGGACCTTCCTGGCGCACCATTACCGGCTCCGGGAGACTGCTCAGGTCGGTGACCTCGCAAAGGCGTTCACGTACCGGCGCTCGATCCTGGTCCGGCCGCAGAAGTGGGGCAAGGGACCGTTGACGGCTGCGATCATCTGCGCCGAAGCGGTCGGCCCGACGATCTTCGACGGCTGGGATTCCGACGGCCAGCCCGTGGGGCGGCCCCGACAGACCTCGCGTATCCAGATCGCAGCGACGACCGACGACCAGACCGGCAACGTCTACGGCCACCTGGTACCGATGATTCAGCGCGGGCCGTTGACTGAACTCATTCCCGACGCGGGGTTGACGCGCGTGATGCTGCCTGGCGGCGGCATCGTGGAGCCGGTCACCTCGAAGGCGACGTCTCGCCTGGGTGCGCCGATCACGTTCGCGATCATGGACGAGACGGGCATCTGGACCAAGGACAACAAGGGTCACGACCTGGCCAAGACGCTGCGTCGCGGCCTCGCGGGCATGGGCGGCCGGTCTATCGAGACGACGAACGCATGGAACCCGGCCGAGTTGTCGGTCGCCCAAATGGGTTTCGAGTCGAAGTCGACCGACATCTACCGGGACTACCGGCGGCCGCCGGCGGAGTTGGACTACCGCAAGAAGGCGGACCGGCGGAAGATCCACCGCGTCGTGTACGGCGACTCGTGGTGGGTGGACCAGGACGTGATCGAGGCCGAGGCGGCCGAGATCCTGGAGTCCGATCCCGCGAACGCGGAGCGGTTCTTCGGCAACCGCGTCGTGGCCGGTTCTGACTCGTGGCTCCCTCGCGGCCTGTGGGAGAAGGCGTACCGCGGTGCTGTGGCTGCCTGAGCCGCCGCCGGGAACGCCGGTCTGCTTGGGCTTCGACGGCTCGGATGTGGACGACTGGACGGCGATCAAGGGCGAGACGGTCGACGGCCTGCTGTTCACGCCGAGGTTCGGCGGTGAGCCGACGATCTGGAATCCGGCGGAGTGGGAGAACCACCGCATCCCTCGGACGATCGTCTCCGAGGCGGTCGACGAGCTCTTCGGTCGGTTCAAGGTTGAGCGGATGTACTGCGATCCGCCGGGCTGGCAGACCGAGATCGAGACGTGGGCAGCGAAGCACGGCGACAAGCACGTCCTGCCGTGGGAGACCTACCGACCTCGTCCGATGTTCGCAGCGCTGGAGCGGTTCGTGACCGACCTCCAGTCCTCGGCCCTCGCCCACGACGGCTGCCCGCTGACGACGCAGGCGTTCGCGAACGCGGTGAAGGTCGCACGCAAGAACGACACCTACGTCCTGGCGAAGGCGTCGAAGCCCCAGAAGATCGACGCCGCGATGGCGTCAGCCCTCGCCCACGAGGCCGCCTGCGACGCACGCGCGGACGGCTGGGGCGCGAACAAGCCACGTAGGAACCGTTCCGTCGTCATCTACTGAGAGGGGCACAGGGTGAAGCTCTCCGACCTCTCCGACCAGGAATGGTTCTCGCGCCTGGAGTCGCGCCGGATCGCGCAGTCCGCGAAGAACCAGCGGTGGTGGGCCTATTACGACGGTGAGCAGCCGCTGTACTACATCGCGAAGATCCTTGAGGAGCAGGAGAACCGCTTCCCGCCGCTGACGATCAACTGGGCGCTGAAGCTGATCGACTGGATCGACGCCCGGTGCAGCGTGGAGGGCTTCCGGATCGCCAGCAGCGACTCGTCCGACGACGCGCTGTGGGAGATCTGGCAGCGCAACCACATGGACCGCGACCAGTCTGAGAACAATGTCGGCACCCTGGTCACGAGCCTCGGGTACGTCATGGTCACGCCGGACTCGACGGGCCGTGCATCGATCAGTGTGATGGACCCGTCCAGCATCGCCGTGGAGTTGGACCCGCGGACTCGCGAGCCGATCGCGGCGCTGGTGCGGTGGAGTTCCGATCCTGACGTCCCGCTCCCTGACATGGGCGAGCTGTGGCTGCCGGGCCGCAAGGTCGAGTTCGTCGAGGGCAAGCCCGAGGGCTCCTCGCCCGTCCGGTACGTGGCCTCCGATCCGGTCGCGCAGAAGTCGCAGGCGATCCCGGTCGTGCCGTTCCACAACCGCCGGCGTGGCTTGTCGTCGCGTTCGGAGTTGGCGCCCATCAAGCCGCTGATCGACGCTGCGAACCAGGTCGCGACCAACATGCTGGCAGCGATCGAGCAGGTCGCGGTCCCGCGCAAGTGGGCGCTGAACGTGGACCCTGGCCAGTTTGTCGACAAGGACGGCAACCCGGTTCCGGCGTGGAAGGCCGCGATGGGCGCCGTATGGGCTCTCCCGTTCGACGAGGAGAACTCTGACGCCCCTGAGCCGCAGGTCGGCCAGTTCACCGCGGCGGAAATGCGCAACTTCCACGACACGATCTCGCTGCTCGCTCGCGTCGCGGCGGGCCTGATGGACCTTGCGCCGTCCGAGTTGGGTGTCGGTGTCGCGGATAACCCTCCGGGCGCGGACGGTGTTCGCGCCGCGAAGGAGTCCGGCGTACGTCGGGTCGAGCGGTTCCAGGTCGGCCAGGGCGACGGCTACGAGGACGTGATGCGTCTCGCGTGGGCGATCGAGGAGAATGACCCGAAGAAGTTGGTCCGGCTCGAAACGATCTGGCGCGATCCGTCGACGCCGACGCGAGAGTCGATGACGGCAGCCGCTGTCGCCTCTCTCGGCTCTGGCCTCGCGGACCTGCGCCAGGCGCGCGAGGATGCGGGCTACACCGACACGCAGATCAAGCTGATGGAGGCGCGCGAGTCCGAGGCGCGCGTCGACCCGGTGTCCGCTGCGCTGATCGCCGAGTTGGAACGTGCTGATCCCGCCGGCGGCGCGTAGGTACTACGCACGGTCCGCGCTCCTGGCGAAGTACGCCGCCGACGAGGCAGCGAAGCGTCCGCAGCAAGCCGCTGACGTGGTGGCCCGCTTCCAGGTCATGGAAGCCCACTACGCCGAGGCGGCGACAGCGGTGCTGGTTGACACCGCACCCGACGCAACCCTCGTCGCTGCGTCGTTCACCTCCGAACGCCGCGAGGTGGCCACGACACTGAGTCGCGCATCCACGGATGCGCAGTTCCGCGCCATCGTGGCCAGCCTGGTCACCGATGCGGCCCGAGCTGCGCAGTCAGTGTCAACGGCCACGCGTCCGCGCACCGGGTGGGTCCGCTTGCTCGCCCCACCGTCGTGCTCACGGTGCGCCGTCCTCGCAGGCCGGGTGTACCGGTACTCGACCGGCTTTCAGCGTCACCCCGGATGTGACTGCGTGATGATCCCGGCCTCACTGGCCGGCGCACGCGCCCTCGTGCCCGACGTCGAGGGCCTCGCCCGCAGCGGACAGATCACCGACCTGTCGAAGGCCGACCGCCGGGCGATCGAAGACGGCGCGGACCTTGGCCGAGTGATCAACGTCCGCCGCGACGGAGCCGGCCTGCGGGAGTCCGGGCGCGTCCTGTACCGGGCTGACCGCATGACCCCCGAGGCGATCTACCGGTCGACCTCGACCCGCGAGGAAGCCCTGGGCCTGCTCCAGGCGAACGGCTACATCCGCTGATCTTTCCGAACGAGAGGTTCGGACCAATCTCCGAGAGGGAGAACACCATGCCGAAGACGGCACTCCGTAAGTTCCCGACCCACATCCGCTTCTTCTTCCCCGAAGAGGGCGCGCCCTCCGGCACCGGCTCGGGCGAGGCCGCTGGCCAGTCGGCTGGGCAGTCCGCCGGTGACGGCGAGGAGGGCAAGGGCGGCAAGGCCGCCGTACTCGCAGACCTGGCCAAGGAGCGCGACGCTCGCCAGGCACTGGAGAAGCAGATCGCAGACCGCGAGGCGGCCGACGCCGAATGGAAGGCCAACCTCGCGAAGGCGCTCGGAGTCGGACCCGAGGAGACCTCGGCGACCGACAAGCTCGCCGAGCAGATCAAGGCGTTGCAGACCCAGGTCGCAACGTCAACCCGTGAGGCCACGATCCTCAAGGTCGCGGCCGCGCCCGGCGTCGACGCGGAGGGCAAGCCGCTCCCCGCGATCCCCGCCGAGTATCACCACCTGCTGACGGCTTCCGAGACGGAGGCGCTGCAGGAGCAGGCCCGTTCAGTTGCTGCGCTGATCGCTGCGAACGCCGAGAAGGCGGACCCGCCGAACTTCCAGACCAGCAACGGCCAGGGCCACTCCGGCTCGCCCGGAAAGCAGCTCACTCAGGACGACCTCAAGGGCATGAGCCCCGAGGCGATCGTCGAGGCCAAGTCCAAAGGACTCCTCAACCACCTGATGGGCGTCAAGTAACCCACCTCTCGTTAGGAGCCTGAAATGGCGTTCTCCAACTTCATCCCCCAGATCTGGAACGCGAGCCTCCTGCTCGAGTTCCGGGCCCGCGCGACCGCGGCCGCTCTGACCAACCGCCAGTACGAGGGCGACGCCCGCACCGGCAACCAGGTCAAGATCACCTCGGCCGTCGACATCTCCGTCAAGGACTACAAGGCCGCGAGTCGGACGACCACGGCGGACTCGATCGACGTCACGCAGATCCAGCTGCTGATCGACCAGGAGAAGAACTTCGACTTCCTGGTCGACGACATCGACCGTGCGCAGGCCGCCGGCGGCCTCGACGCCTACAACACCTCGGCCGCGACGTCGCTGGCTCTGGACGCTGACGCGTTCATCTTCGACACCGCGGTCAACGGCGTGAACCCCTCCAACATCGGCGGCACGAGCGTCGCCGACGCGAAGGCTGCGTTCAACGGCCTGCGTGACATGCGCAAGCGGCTGAACAAGTTCCACGTTCCGCTCGACCAGCGCGTCGCGTTCATCAACTCCGAGTACGCGAGCCTCCTGCTCGACTACGACTCGAAGTTGACGGCGGTCGACACCTCGGGCGACGGCGCTGGCCTGCGCGAGGCGACCATCGGCCGCCTGCTCGGCTTCCGTGTCGTGGAGACCGAGAACATGCCGGGCGACCCCGACGACCCGAAGGCGATCGCCTGGTACTCCCCGAGTGTCGCGTTCGTCTCGCAGGTCACGGAGTCTGAGGCCATGCGGGACACGGGCTCGTTCAGCGACCGCATCCGCGGCCTGCACGTGTACGGCTCGAAGGTCCTGCGCGGCGGCAAGGGTGTCGCGATCGTCGGCGAGTTCGGCCAGTCCTAGGCCGCACCCCAAGGGCGGGGCCGGGCGATCGTGCTCGGCCCCGCTCCCCTGATCCGAACGGAGGGAGTCGCCGATGGCTGCCAATCCTGCGACCTATGTCGACGTTGCTGACCGGTGGCCCGGCCACACTCTGAGCAGCGCCGAACAGTCGTACGCGACCCTCCTTCTGGCTGACGGCTGGAGGATGCTCAAGCGTGAGGTTGGCGACCTGAACGCCCGCCTCGACGCCGCGGAGCCGGACCTGTCCGCCGAGGTCGTCGCCGTCCTGGCCGAAGCCGTGAAGCGCGTCCTGCAGAACCCTGAGGGATTCCGGCAGCAGTCGATCACTGTCGACGACGGCACCGTGAGCCGGACGATCGACCGCGCGCGCTCCGAGGGCCTGCTGGGTTTCACTGACGCCGAGCTCGACCGGCTGCGTTTGCCTGCGGTCAAGCAGGGTGTCGCCTTCTCGATCATGCCCGCGAGCGTGAACCCGTTCGCCTGCGACGAGTTCGAGGCCGAGTCGTGAGCCTGTTCTCGGATGCGATCGCGTCGGGCCAGGCGATCCTGCGCGCCGAGGCAGAGGCGCGCATGAAGGACACCTGCAAGTTCAAGGTGGAGTCGGGCCGTTCCGACCCAGATCCGCAGACTGGCGCGCAGACTCCGACGTACACCTACCTGCATTCCGGCCAGGCGTTCCCTTGCCGGATCAAGGTCTACAGCGCGCAGATGCTGCGCGAGCAGGACTCTGGCGGCCGGACGATGGCCGAGACGGTCCGCGAACTCCACATCCCGTGGGACTCTCCCTCGATTCCCGCCGAGGCTCTCGTGGAGATGACCTCCGTGCATGCGTCGTCTGACCCCACGCTCACCGGCGGCCTGTTCGTCGTCACCGGTCCCGCGCCCGGTTCGCAGACGAACGCGCGGCGGCTACAGATCACTGAGGTGGTGGCGTAATGGTCCTCCGATTCGACGCCGCCGAGGTCGCCGCCCTGGCCGCTGACCTCACCTCGCTTCCGCCGCGGATGGTGAAGCCGATCGACGGCGTCTTCAAGTCGGGCGCCGAAGCGATCGAGAAGACCTGGCGCGAGAACGCCGAAGAGACGGCCGGCGCCCACGGCAAGCACTACCCGAAGTCGATCGACCACGAGCGCTTGCTGGGCACGTCGCTTGCCTTTGAGATCGGCCCGAACCCCGCCAAGAAGCAGGGTCGCATGTCGTTCGAGATGGGTTCGCGTAACCAGCCTCCGCACCTGGACGGCCAGAAGGCCGCCGACGTAGAGGTTCCTCGCGTGGAGCGGAACATCCAGACCGCGCTGACCTTCCTGGGGCTGTAGGTGCAGGCCATCCACAAGGCCGCGGTCGCTGCCATGAAGGCGGCCTATGTCTCATCGCGGGTCTACGAGCCAGGTCTTGTTCCCGTCAATCCGGCCCTCCCTTACGTAGTGGTCAATACGTCGGCGGGACTGCCGCGCAACTACACACTCGGGTCGTCAGCAGGGTCGCGGGGCATTCGCCTCTCGATCCAGCTCGTCGCCGAAACCGCTGCGGGTGTCCTGTTTCTCGCGCAGAAGGCCGACGACGCCTTCCTGGGCAGGTCCCTGACAGCTGCCGGCTGGGACTCAGCGAAAGCGGTCCGCCAAGTGGACGCGAACCCGACCCGCGATCCCGCCGGACCCGGCTCCATGTACGCGCTTGCGACTTACGTCTTCGAAGCGACCCCCGCATCTGAGGCGGAGTCCTAAGCCAAACTCCGTCACCACCAAGCCCCGGCGTCTGCAGAGCCGAGGAATCACCAGCGACCCATCCTCCGAAGGAGACCCGCAATGGCTGCACCTATCAACCCTGGCGTCACCGCCGTCAACGGTCGCCGCAAGGTGATCTTCGTTCCCGCAAATGGCATCGCCGACGTCGACAACCCGACCGCCGGCGAACTCGCAGGCGGCCTCGACCTGTCGTTCTTCGCCATGAGCGACCAGGCGATGCCGACCGCCCAGACCAACAAGGTCACCCTCCCCCGTGTCCTCGGCGAGGTTCAGGCCTACGAGATGAACGGCACCGCGCAGTGGGCCCACCCCGACCTCGTGTGCGTGGTCGACCCGCAGGCGGCCGACTCCACCGACAAGGTCAAGGCCTGGGAGGACCTCGACGACAACGTCGACGGCTTCATCGTTTGGGGCATCAACCTCGACGCTGACGACGAGATCGACGCGGGCGACAAGGTCAGCGTCTACCCCTGCAACCTCGGCGTGAAGTACGAGACGACCTCGTCCACTGACGAGTCAGCGATCTCGCAGTTCGTGATGCCTGTCGCAGTGACCGCTGCGCCGGCGAAGCGGGTCGAGGTCGCAGCCGGGTCCTGATCCCCCATTCGACCCTGCGCTGGTTTGACGGAGCCAGCGCAGGGTCATCCGTCGAATCCGTTACCCGCTGGAGGAATTCCCAATGTCGAACCGCCCCAAGCCTCGCGCCTTCAAGGAGGCGCTGCGCAACGCAAAGCTGCCGGAGCGTACCGTCCGGATCTGCCTGCGCGCCGACTTGATCGCCGAGCACGAAAAGGCCGAGCGCGAGTTGAACGAGTCGCGTTCGCAAACGCTCGCGCAGACCCTTGGAACCTCGGCCGCTGAGGTCAAGCTCGCTCGCCGGGTCGAAGAACTGCAGGCCGAGATGGAGTCCGAGTCGCACACCTTCACCGTGCGGGCACTCCCTCGCGCCGAGTATCGCGCGCTCACTCGTGCGCATCCTCCGCGCGACGGCGAGGCGGCCGACAAGTCCGAGAACGTGAACCTGGAGACCTACCCGGACGCCTTGATCCGTGCGTGCGTTGTTGACCCCGTGCTCGACGAAGAGGATTGGGAAGCCTTCGCCGAAGTGATGACGTCGCGCACCTTCGACGATCTTTACCTGGCTGCACTGCTGGTCAACCGGGGTGAGGCTGACGTCCCTTTCTCGCAGACCGCCTCGCGCGTGATCCGGCTGAGCGACGGCGGGCACAAGCGGCCCGAGCCCACGGAGTAAGCCTCGCGACCTTCCTCGGGGCGCCGACGGTTCAAAGGCACTACAGCCCCGAGGGGGATCTGGTCGCCGTCACGGAGACCGAGTCCCCGTGGGATGAGGATTCACGCGAGACGGCACTGGCCCTGATGGTCGCCGAGGAGCATTTGATCTGCAGCAAGTGCGGAAATCCCCGCTCGGTCTGCAGTGATCCCGCGGTCCAGGTCTGGCCGCAACGGTCCACCTGTTACGTCACCGCCGGCAAGGAGCAGGCGTCGCGGAAGTTCCACGCCCTCGCCGACGGGAAGTCGCATGCAGAGGCTGGCAAAGCGGCAGCCCCGAAGACATATCGCGCACCCTCCGGGCAGTCGGTGCTCGCCGATGGCACTCACGTCTGGGCCGCGACGCTCAACCTCACGCCGAACGACGACTTCATCTAGGCGATGAGCAGGCCGCCCGCAAGTAGGGCGAGCCCGGCAACGGCGACGAAGAGCGCTAGGCCGCCCATGCCCGCGAGGAGTCCGATCACGCCGAGCGCCGTGATGACGATGCCGATTTTCACGCGCGTGTTCATGCATTCACTGTAGGGGAGGTCGGGCGTGGCTGACCGGGTTTCGCGAATCATCCTCCGCGGCGACATCTCTGACCTTCAGTCCAAGATGAAGGCCGCCGGCCTCTCCATCAAGGAGGTCGCAGGGCAGACGATCTCGGCTGATAGCGCCAGCCAGAAGTGGCGCCACAACCTGACGGTCGTCGGCTCCGAGGCGGGCAAGGTCGGCCTCCTCGCGGCCGGTGCGCTCACCGCTGCCGTGGTCAAGGCTGCGAACTTCGACCAGGCGATGAGCAATGTGCAGGCCGCCACGCACGAGACGGCCGAGGCGATGGCGGACCTCCGCCAGGCCGCACTCGACGCAGGGGCGGACACTGCCTTCTCCGCCACGGAGGCTGCGGCCGCAGTCGAGGAGCTGGCGAAGGCCGGGGTCTCGACTTCGGAGATCCTGAGCGGTGGCCTCGCTGGCTCGCTGGACCTTGCCGCCGCTGGAAACCTGGACGTCGGTACGGCCGCAGAGATCGCGGCAACGGCGCTGACTCAGTTCAACCTCGCGGGCGCAGAGGTGCCCCACGTCGCTGACCTCCTCGCGGCCGGTGCGGGCAAGGCCCAGGGCGAGGTCACCGACCTCTCGATGGCGCTCAAGCAGTCGGGCCTCGTGGCGTCGCAGTTCGGCATCAGCATCGAGGAGACTGTCGGCACGCTGTCAGCCTTCGCCGCGTCCGGCCTGCTCGGCTCTGACGCTGGAACGTCGTTCCGGACGATGTTGCTGCGATTGGCGAACCCGAGCGCCGAGGCTGCTCGCCGGATGCGTGAACTCGGCATTGCCGCGTACGACACCGAAGGCAACTTCGTGGGAGTCGAGGCTCTCGCCGGTCAGCTGCGGGTCGCGTTCGAGGGCCAGGAGCAAGCCACTCGAGACGCGGCATTGGCGACGATCTTCGGATCGGATGCGATCCGTGCGGCGAACGTTCTCTACGCGAACGGGTCCGAGGGCATCGCCGAGTGGACGTCAAAGGTCAACGACTCTGGATATGCGGCTGAGACTGCGGCGATCAAGCAGGACAACCTGCGAGGCGACATCGAGAAGTTGACCGGCGCGCTAGAGACGCTGCTGATCACCGGCGGCGACGGCGCGCAGGGCTTCCTTCGCAAGCCCACGCAAGCCTTGACCGCGTTCGTAGACGTGCTGAACGAGGTGCCCGGTCCGGTCAAGGACGTGACCGCTGGACTGCTCGGCATCGTCGCGATCACCGGCGGCGCACTCTGGTTCGGCTCTAAGGTCATCCGCGCAGTCGCTGACACCAAGGCTGCACTGGATGGGCTCAACATCTCCGGGTCGAAGACGGCGGGGATTCTCGGCAAGGCCACTAAGGCTCTCGGCGCGTTTGCGACCGCACTCGTGGTGGCCGACGTCGCGAACTCTTTGGGCCCGGACACCTCATCTGTCGTCCGGCGCAACATCGAAGCCATTGACTCCATCGCAGGCCCTTCGGTCGAGGCGCGCTTGGACGCTGCGCGCGAGGCCCTGGAGCGGTACCAGGAGGCGTCGAAGCAGTCCGGCTGGAAGAGTTTCGTGACGGGCTCCGACGGGCTTCTCTTCGGCTTTGGCGACCGAGGCGTGAAGGACGCGCGCGACACGGCCGACGCGCTCAAGGAGGTCATCGCTGACCTTGAGCAGGAGCAGCAGCTTGCGTTCTTCGCCACCCAGAAGCAGCGACTCGAACTCGCCGCCCTTGGCGTCCAGTCCCGATACACCGCCGAGGACATCGCGGCGCTCGACGAAGCGATCAAGGATGGTCGCGAGGCGGCCGCCAGTCAGGCTGAGGCGTTCATCGGGTTGGGCAAGTCCCTCGACGATTCGAAGGTCTCACTGACTGGCTGGATCGGCGAGTTGGAGAAGCAGGCCAAGGCCCTGGAGCAGTTCACCGCAAATGCCCAGGCGGCCGGCGAGAAGGGCCTGAACGAGGGCCTGATCGAAGCGCTCCGGGAGGCCGGACCTGAGGGCGCCAGGCGCATGGAGCAGTTGGCGAACGCCTCGCAGTCCGAGATCGACCGCGCCAACGATGCCTGGGAGCGCGGACAGGATGCGATCAAGGACTTCACCGACCAGGCTGTCAGCGACCTGGAGCGAGCGCGTGAGGCCGCGAACACTCCAATCGTTCCCCAGGTCGACACCGGACCTGCGTTGACCGCTTTCGAGAGGCTCGCCCAAATGTCGACCGCCTACCACTCCCCGCTCCCTGGCCTCCCGGGCGGGCCTGCCCTGAACCGGGCGGCGGGCGGCCCCGTCTTTGGGCCCGGAACCGGAACCAGCGACTCGATCCCCATCAACGTGAGTAACGGCGAGTACGTGATCCGCGCGGCAGCGGTCGAGAAGTACGGGATCGCGATGTTCGACCGGCTCAACTCGATGGGCTGCGCTAACGGCGGGCACGTCGGCGAGGCCTTCTCGGCGCGGCGCTACCAGGCGGCCAACTACGACGGCGGCTGGGATTCGGCGGCAGCCCGCGAGGGGACCGTCTACGCCCTGCGGCAAGTGTTCGCCGAACGCGAGGCCGTGGTCGTCACCAAGCGGGCATTGGGCGAACTCCAAGGGGCGTGGTGAAGTGCCGGACAGTTGGAACACCACCCTGATCAACGGGTACGACCTCAAGTCCTACGGCAAATTGGCGGCCGATCCGTACGCTTCCGCCCACGCCTTCGCTGGCTTGCGCGGGCAGCCCCTGGCGTACGGCGGCATGGACGGCGCGGTCTACAGTCGTCGGTCGCTTGGTACGAAGCTCGTCACCTACGTACTGGCGCTGGTCGGCGAGACCCTGACGAAGCAGAACGACGCGTACGCGGCGCTGTGCGGGATCTTGCACCTCACGAGTTCCAACGAGATCAAGCGGCGCGTCTCGCGGACCGCGGGCGATGTGACCCAGGTCGCGACGGGCTGGGTCAACCGGCTCGTCCCCTCCTACGAGGGGCCGTATGTCACCAGCGTCCTGCTGGAGATGGGCATCTTCGACGGCGGCTTCTACGCCGACGCGGCCTCCGTGATCAGCACCGGCTCGGTGGTTGTAGCCGGCGACCTGCGGACCTCGAAGATGGTGATCACGCTGACTGGCGGGACGAACCCGACCTTGACCAACGCGCAGGGCCAGAAGCTCGCCTTCGCCGGGACGCCCTCGTCCTACGGGAACGTGATCATCCGGCCAGAGCGCATCTTCTACGGCCAGCCGATCGCCACCAACGGCGCAGGAAGCGTCGACGTCAGCCATCTGTTGACGTGGACCCACGAGGACGTGTTCTCCCTGGAGCCGGGATCGCAGTCCCTGGTCCTAACAGGCGGCGGCTCGGCCTCTGTCTCCTACCAACCGCGCTTCGCCTAGGAGGGCCTCGTGGCGATCACTGTTCACACCTACCAGTTGTCGGTCAAGCATCAACTGCTTGGTGACATCGACGTCGTCGGGGACGAACTGCGGATCACGATCCATACCGACGATTACGCTCCCGACTTCGCCTACAACGGCGACGAAGCGTACGACGACCTGACTGACGAGGTGGCCGCCGGCGGTGGGTACACCTCGGGCGGGATCGCCCTGTCGTCACAGGCGGTCGCCTGGGACGCGGGCACGTCGTCCTGGAAGTTGACGGCCGCCGACATCGACGGACTGGCCGGCATCAGCGGCCGCTGGGTGGTGCTCCGCAAGTACGACGCGACCGATTCGCTCTCCTATCTGATCCAGGCATGGGACTTCGCCGAGGGCGTTTCGACTGATGTCACCATCGGCGGTGTCGCGATGACGGGTGGCGTCCTGGCGGGCGAGGCGCCGTGACCCTGCCTGTCGCCGAGGTCGCTTTCGGCGGCCTCATCGTCGACAACCTCGCACCCGCGCCTGCGGCCGACATCGCGACGGTCCGCTTCTCAGGGCTCGGCGTGAGCAACATCCAGCCGCCGATCGAGGCATCGACCGCCAAGGATGTCGAGGGAATCGTCGCACGCGCCTACGACGCCTCGGGCGCGTTCCTGGGGACCCTCCCACCCCGCTCGACCACCTTCCGCGACGAGGACAACTCCGAGGGGTACGGCCAGGTTCAACTCGACGTCGAGCCTTCCTTTCCTGCGCTGGCCTGGCTCAACGCGGGCTGCACAATCGTCGCGAGCATCGGCTCTCGGAACCTGTTCGCGTTCGACGTGGACACGATCACGGAATCTTCCGGCCCACAGGACGGCCTCGTCTCGGCGACCTACAGCGGCCCCGGCGTCCTGGCCCGCCTCGATGACGAAGCGATCTGGCCCGAGCGCGGCTACTACACCGACACCTCCACTGAACGCGCTTTCGACTACGGCGCGCGGTCTGGCTCGGGATCGGTGGACTGGCTCAATGCCGCAAAGTGGGTCGGACCCCGCGGCAAGCCCCGCACTAAGAGTTTCCGCTACACGGCAAAGAAGGCCCACAAGCCGAAGGGCTGGCCCAAGGAGTCGTACTCCCAATGGCTCGGCAAGCACAGCCCCGAGCGAGCCAAGTACACGTCCTCGCGATCCAACTTCTTCCGGACGACGTTCACGACCTCGGCGGGCACACGCGACCTCGGCTTCTGGGTCGCCTTCGAAGGCAGAGGCGAGGTCCAGTTCGACAACGAGCTGATCTTCGAAGGGTCGGGCTACGGCAAGGCCCACTTCGTGCGAGTCGACGAGGTTCCGTCGGGCGATCACACCATCGCGGTGAAGGTGACCGGCAAGCGGCCCGTCTTTATGCTCGCCTGCGCGCAGGTTAACGACGACGGCAATCCGAGGAAGTTCCTTCGGCGCTCCCACTCCAGTTCTTGGAAGGTGTGGAACGGGTCCGGGCATCCGGGATGGAACGCGGGCGAGATCGCAGCTCAGCTCGTCAATGAGGCGATCGCGCGGGGCGGCTACGCGAACGTCTCGCGGGGCTTCACGACGAAGGTGGATTCGCGCGGGCAAGCCTGGCCTGCAACGCCTCTCGAACTTGCCTTCGGCCTCGACGGCACGACCGGATCGGTCTGGCTCACGGAGTTGATCGACGCAGCAAACATCGACGCATGGGCAGAGCCCACTGCCTTCCCGGCCCTCCGGTTGCAGGTCGCGCGCACGCGCGGACTCGCTCTGGCCAGTGTCCGCTTGACTGCGCTGCGCGCCTGGACCACGACGTCATCCTGGAGCCGCCTTCGCAACGTGGCGCTCGCCCGCCAGCGGCGAGGCTGGACCCAGGTGGGCGACACGGCTTCGCAATTGGCGTACCGCCGGCGGTCGGCGACGTTCACCGTCGGGGCTGAGTCGTCGAAGGATGCCGCGCGGCGTCAGGCGGCCAAGATGCTCGCCGACGTGTCGACCCCAGAGCGGACGATCGCCGTTGACCTCAGGCACGGGGCGGGGCATCAGCCGTACGCCCACTTCAACTGCGGCGACACCGTCCAGGCCTACGTCCGCGGATGGAAGACGGTCCGAGTCAAGTCGATCACCGCGGCATACGACGAGTCCGGCCTGTACTGGCAGATTGAGGGTGAGGTTCTGTGACCAATCGCCCGATCAAGCGAATTCGCGTCCTCCATGGCAGCGAGGTCGTCAAGCGCCAGGGCCTGGCTCAGCGCCAGGTTGCGGGCGGCGTAACCGGCGGGCTTGCGCGGACCAAGCCCACGATCCCGATCGCTACCCCTGGCGGCGGCGACGCCGGAGAGGGTGGCGAAGGGCTCGCCTACATCGGCGAGGACGACGACCGCCTCACCCTCACCCCTGCGATGGCTGGCTCGACGGTTCTGTTCCAACTCTCCTACGTGCCCGTCGACGAGACCCTCGATCTACGGATCCACTACGGCGGCACCGCTGCTGATGACGGCGGCCTCCTCGACCCGAGCCTGTACACCGTGACCGAGGATGGTGTCGTCAAGATCGCCTGGCAGTCCGCCTGGGGGCTCGCCCTGGGCGCGGGCCTCACCCTGGAGTTGTCGGCCCGATACCTGCGGGAGGAGGGCGCCGAACCGGAGGCGTACGACCCTCCTCTGGCGTTCCGCGGCGGTGTTTCCCACGGCGGCTCGATCATGGTCACTCAGCTCGCCCTGCCAGCGGCGGCGCAGATCGGAGATCTCCTCGTCGTCGAGGCGATGTGCTCGGGCGGCGTCACCCTCGCTGACCCTCGGCTTGCCCCGTTCGGGGAGCACTCGGGAACCGGCGGCCTGTGGGCGGGCACCCTGACCTCGCTCGACCCGCTGCTGGTCACGATCGGCTCAGTGGGCGGGGCAGCCGGGAACGCGGTCCGGCAAGCCGCCTTCTACGACCCAGACCCCGACGGCGACAGCGAAGGCACCTGGGTCGTGACCGAGATCGCGACCACGGCGATGGACTGGCAAGCATCCATGCCGGTCCCCGCGACCTCGCACGGCGCGACCATTCTCGGCGCCCGGTCCGCCGGCGGCATCGGCGGAGCCTCCCTGAGCGGAACCGTCGCGGGTTACACCAACGACGGCATAGCCGACGGCGCCTACAGCCGAGCCGGAATCTGGCACCAGACCAGCGACAGCGGATCCCCCGCGACAACGGTGGCCAACGACTGGGGCACCGACTCGATGGGGTACACGCTGATCGCCGTCGAAAGGCTGACATCGTGACCGGCCGGTACAGCCCTCACCGGATGAACCTCGACGGCTTCGCGTCGGGCTACTACGTGATGGACCGGACCTCGGGACTCGTCACACTGAGGCGACTGGTTGCGGGAGCTGGCGTCACGTTCGATCCCTCGACACCTGGCCAACTGGTCGTCAACGCATCCGGCGGCGGAGGAGGAGGCTCGGCCTCGTTCCTCGCCTCGGTGCACGGCAACGGTGCGGCGAACCCTTCCTGGACCGTGCCCGTCGGCGTCCAGGTCGACGACCTCGCCCTCATGTTCCACAGCCGCGACACCGGCACCGATTTCGTCCCAGCCGCAGGCTGGTCGGTCATCGGCCGGTTCACGAACACCGCCTACTACGGCCACGGCATGACTGTGGCTGCAAAGGTCGTCACCAGCGGCGAAACCGCCGGAAACACCATCACTCACACTGCCGTGAGCGCCCAGCGTTGCTGGTCGGCGATCTATCTCCGCGACGTCAAGGGCCTCTACTTCAGCCCACACGCTGCGGCACGCAACGCGAACTGGAACCTTGACAGCGGAGGCGGCGCGGTCGGCGGACTATCGGTCGCTCTCGTCTTCGGTACAGCGCAGGGCAATACGGGACCTATCGGCGCGTTCGGCGTCGACTACGAGGTCAGCGAGTCCTACAACGTCTCCGGTTACACGTGGGCCCACCGGATCGGCGTCAAGGGCGGCGGAATCATGCCCCGCCTCTCCGGCACCTACGGCGCCAACTGGGACTGGGGCTCGCGCCTCATCACCGTCGTCTGA